GATCCACCGCCCTGCACAGAACGGTCAGTTCCAGGTTGTCGAAAGCGGCACCACGACGATGGATCACATTCCATTCGCTGTTGCCTACTCCAACCGCGTGAACTTCATGGAGTCACGCCCGCCGCTTGAGGACATCGCTAATCTCAATCTCAAGGCGTACCAAGTTCAAAGCGACCTGGATAACCAGCTCCATATTTCGGCAGTGCCGATGCTGGCGTTCTACGGCTTCCCTCAATCGGCAGAAGAAGTCAGCGCCGGTCCAGGCGAAGCGATCAGCTTCCCAAGCGACGGACGGGCTGAATACATTGCTCCCCCCAGCAACGCTTTTGACTCGCAGTTCCGCCGCCTCGATCAGCTAGCCAGCCAGATCAACGAGCTAGGTCTATCTGCTGTTCTTGGTCAGAAGCTCTCTGCCGAGACCGCTGAATCGAAGCGCATCGACCGCAGCCAAGGCGACAGCACGATGATGGTGATCGCGCAGAACATGCAAGACCTAATCGACAACTGCTTGGCTCACCACGCCCATTATCTAAATATCGAGGAAGTGGGTAGCAGCTTTGTTAATCGTGACTTCCTTGGTGCTCGTCTGGAGCCTCAGGAGATTCAATCGCTCCTGCAGCTTTATACGGCTGGCACGATTAGCCAGAAAACTCTGCTCGACCAGCTTTATGAAGGCGAGGTTCTGGGCGATGAGTTTGATGTCGAGGAAGAGCTGGAATCAACTCAGGCAGGCGGTTACGTCGAGATGGCACCGCCTGAACCTCGCGCTGTTAACACGATCCCAGAAGAGTCAGCAGAGCCGGAAGATACAGAAGAGATCCCGGCATAGTGAGGCAACCGGAGGACTCCAATGGGCGCATCGAAGCCGCGCAAGCAACAGCTCACGGTCCTCGAAAAGCCGCTAGCGGATCGCATCTTTGCTGTTATCCGCTGCACCTGGTTCCGTGACGGCAGAGAATACGAAGTCGAGGAGATGCAGCTAGAAGAGAATGTCGAGCATGTCGAGTTCGTTTTGCATGAGCTGATCGAGCGTTGCTTGCGGGCTGGTGCTGATGTCCTGGTAATGACTCCCTGCCCAGCAGAAGAGATAGGGATCGTGCCATGACACAGCACGCTGAGTTCTACCGCAACGCGATTGACCTAAATCGCTACAGCAACGGTGTCGCTCGTCGCATCGTCAGGGCTTACAACGACGTCATTCTTGATACGACCGAACGGCTAGCAGCGCTAGATCCTAGTTCTGCGCCACAGACAGCAGCTCGCCTACGCGCTATCCTTGCTCAGCTAAAGGAGTCGCTAGCTACTTGGTCAGGCGATAGCACGATGCTGATGACCGAGGAGCTTCAGGGCTTAGCTGTCCTGCAAAGCGACTTTATGGTTCAGCAGCTCCGGGATCTGCAGCCTCCCGGCGCTCCGACGATTGTTCGCACGGTCGAGATCAGTCCGCAGTTCGCTCAAGCGGTCGTTACCTCCGATCCAACCCAGCTCGGGATCGTTTCCTTAAGCGATCAACTGCCAGGCGCTGCCCCCACCGTTGCTCGCGTAACCGTTGCTGATGGTTTGACTCTTACCTTGCCGAACGGTCAGATCGTGCGGAAGGCGTTCGAGAACATCGGCACTGCACAGGCAGAGCTGTTCGCGCAGGCGGTTCGGAATGGTCTCCTGACTGGCGAATCGACGGAGAGCATCGTCCGCAGGCTTAAGGGAAGGCTGAACCGCGAACGGCTCGGGACTGTTAATCAACAGATTCAACAGGGCGGATTGGTCACGGCTCGTGCGAATAACCAGATCCGCGCCATCGTTCGCAGCAGTATCACGCAGGTCAATGATGCTGCGATGCAGGAGGTCGCCTTGGCGAACCCCGATGCAACCGAGCGGTATCGCTACACCGCTGTCCTTGATAGCCGGACCTCCCCGATCTGCCGAGCACTCGATGGCAAGGTCTACGACTGGGGCGAAGGACCGCAGCCGCCTGTTCACTTCAACTGCCGCTCGATGCGAGTCCCCTTGGTCAAGGGTTTCGCTAAGCGGACGCTAGAAATGCGGCAGACCTACGGCGAATGGCTGCAAGCCAACCCAGAGCAGAAGGAAAAGGTCTTTGGCAGCAAGACGCCTTACTTCAACTATCTCTCCAAGAAATACGGACCGACTGATGCTGTTCGTCGTTTTGTCCGTGAGGATGGAAGCGAACTAACCTTGAGTCAACTGGCTAGCAAGTATCCCAATGTCAAACCAGGAGTTCCAAACGATTAACCTCAACGGCGAGCTAGTGCTGGCGAGGCAGGTCAAGCTCGAAGACGGCACCCTGCAATGGCGCAATAAGTTTGGAATGGCACTTAAAGAGGAGAAGCCTGTCAAGCAGGACGAGACAAAGGCAGCACCAAAAGCAAAACGTGCCACACGCTCCCCAAAAAAAGCGGCTGAATAGGATGACGGCATCCGCATCAAGCTGATGCCTTATCACAGCAAGCCTAAGCCGATGTCCAAGGGCGGCAAGAAAAAGGGAGGCAAGAAGAAGTGAAACGCGGTGATCGTGTTAGCTGGATGTACCAGGGCACCAGGACCTATGGCGTTGTAACCAGCACCCCTGGAGCTGGTAGCCATTCGATCAAGGGTCCAACGGGCGGTACTGTTACCCGGCGAGGCACTGCTGATGATCCGGTCGTTGCGATCAAGTCAGAAAGCACCGGCAACCCTGTTCTTAAAAAACGCTCTGAGCTGTCCGCAGCACCGAGGCGGAAATGATCAACTATCGCGGTGAGCAGTTTGACGGCTATAACAAGCCGAAGCGGACGCCCAAGCATCCGAGCAAGTCTCACGCTGTCCTTGTTAAAGAAGGCGACAAGGTGCGGCTGATTAGGTTCGGTCAGCAGGGCGTGTCAGGCTCACCAGCACGAAAAGGAGAATCAGCAGGGGACAAAGCCAGAAGGGCATCGTTTAAGGCGAGACACGCCAAGAACATCGCTAAAGGCAAGATGTCCCCCGCATATTGGGCTGACAAGGTTAAATGGTGACCTGCTGATTTTGACATTTCTAATCATCGACCATTAACCTAGGTCCGCCAATAAACCCTGCGGGTTTTATGTCTGACGAGATTCAAGCTCAGGAGCCTGCGGCACCTGGAGCCGAACAAGAGATTGCTGTGCTGCAAAAGCGGCTAGAAGCAATGGACAAGAAGAACGCCCAACTGCTTGACGAATACAAAAAAGCAGTTGATCGAGCAAAGGCAGTTCCTGATGGTGTTGACATCGAGGAGCTGATTCAGTTCAAAAGACAAGCCGAACAGCAGGAACTCGAATCGCAGGGGAAATACTCTGAAGCGAGGCAAGCTCTGGAGCAGCAGTTCCGTGAGGCGACGGCGGAAAAGGACAAGCGCATCGCAGAGCTAGAGCAGCGTGTTCGAGAACTTGAGCTGCTAACGCCTGCTGTTAGCGCCCTGGCAGACATCGTGCATGATCCAGACCTGATTATGAAGACCAAGCTGTCGCCCGATCAGATCGAGCGCGAGCCTGATGGAACGGTTGTGGTCGTCGATGGCTATCAGCGCACTCCGGTTCAGGAATGGGCGAAGACCCTGCCTACCTGGATGCAGAAGCAACCGAAGCCTCAGGGCAGCGGCGCACCTATCGGACGCAGCTCCGGCGAAATCCCTGCCGGTGTTGCTAACCCGTTCTTGCCTGAGAGCTACAACCTGACGGAACAATCGCGGCTGTTTAAGACTGACCGTGATTTATACGAAAGGTTGAAAGCACAAGCAGCACGTTAAACTTTCAGCAAACCGGCTGCGCTGGTATTAGGGCTGCGCCCGTTCTGTAAAAACACTTTTGGACTTAAACGATGGCGACTCTTCGGTCGGACATCATCGTTCCTGAGGTATTTACGCCGTACGTCATTGAACAGACCACCCAGCGCGATGCCTTCCTGGCTAGCGGTGTTGTGCGTCCGATGGCTGAGCTAAATGCCACTGAGGGCGGTGACTTCATCAACGTGCCTTTTTGGAAGGCAAATCTGTCTGGTGACTTTGAAGTGCTGTCTGACAGCTCTTCTCTGACCCCCGGCAAAATTACTGCTGATAAGCAGGTTGGCGTCATTCTTCACCGTGGTCGTGCCTTCGAGGCTCGTGACCTGGCTGCACTTGCAGCGGGTAGCGATCCGATGGCTGCTATCGGTGCCAAGGTTGCTGACTACGTTGCTAACCAGCGCCAAAAGGATCTGCTGGCTTCTCTCAAGGGCGTCTTCGGCACCCTGGGCACCACCAGCTCTTCCGCTGCCTTCTTTGACCTCACCATTGACGGTGAGTCCGGTGATACCCCCACCGTGCTCTCCCCCCGTCACGTTGCTGAGGCTCGCTCCCTGCTGGGCGATCAAGGCGACAAGCTGACTGCCATTTGTATGCACTCCAAGGTCTATTACGATCTTGTCGAGCGCCGTGCAATCGACTATGTCAGCACTGCCGATGCTCGCGGCACCAGCACCACCCAATCTGGTGGTTCGATGGTTGCTGCCTTCGGCAACCCCACTGTCCCGACCTACATGGGTCTGCGGGTCATCGTTTCGGATGACGTACAAACCGAGGGCAGCGGTGCTTCGACCGAATACGCAACGTACTTCTTCACCGAAGGCGCTGTGGCATCGGGCGAGCAAATGGCGATGCAGACAGAGACCGACCGTGACATCCTCGCCAAGAGCGATGCCATGTCGATCGACCTGCACTATTGCTACCACCCTGTTGGCTCGAAGTGGGCGGTGACTACTGTCAACCCCACCCGCGCTCAGCTGGAAACGGTTAGCAACTGGTCGAAGGTGTACGAGCTTAAGAACCTCGGCATCGTTCGCGCCACGAACACCTCCAACTTTGACTGATAGGAGGAACTAACCATGGCATCTCTGTTTGAGATCGGTGCTGGTAAGGCAATCGGCTACACCTCCGGTGGCGCTGTTACCCAAGCAACCAGCAAGGCAACAGGCGTGACTCTGAACCAGGCTGCTGGTCAGATCACCACAGATGACGCAGCCCTTGCGGCTGGCGCTGAGGTCACTTTTACCGTGACCAACGACAAAGTGGCAGCTACTGACGTGGTTGTCGCTTGCATCGCTTCTGGCGGTACCTCCGGTGCCTACACCCTCGGGTGTGGCGCTGTTGCTGCTGGCTCCTTCGACTTGACCCTCGGCAATGTGTCCGCTGGCTCTCTGGGCGAAGCTGTAGTGATCAACTACGCCGTAATCAAGGCTTCTGCCTCCTGATTATGGGGTTGTTCGCTTTTAGGCGAGCACGGGAACTTGAGGCTGTTGCTACGGCGGCAGCCTCTGCCCCTCCCGAGCTTGTAACTGATAAACCTTCCGAGACGCCCGATGGCAATCTCAATCGACGCAACAGTCGGGGGCGCAAGCGCAAACAGCTACCTGACCCTGAGTGACGCTAACGCGATCATCGACGGCTTGGTCCAGGACGATGACGTAGCTGCTTGGGCGTCTGCTACGGACGATCAGAAGAATCGTGCCTTGTACACCGCTACCCAGCGGATTGATCGTGAACGCTTTTTAGGTGCCCGTGCGACTGATACGCAGTCTCTCCAGTGGCCGCGCACTGGGGTCCGAAAGCCAGACACCTACATTAATACTTACGCGGTTGGTTTTCCGTTTCGTATTACGACTGACTACTTTACGGACACCGAGATCCCGGATCAGGTCAAGAAGGCGCAGGCGACCCTCGCGGTTTACCTGAATAACAATAAGGACGGGCTGGGTCTTAGCGGGCTTGAGGACTACAAGAACGTCAAGATCGGCAACCTCGACGTTACGCCTAACACCTATGGCGCGACTGGGGCTGATCGGATCCCGCCGATGGTCGAGCGTTATT